AACGGGATGCTTTCCTCACGGGTCACGGCCCTTGAATCAAGCATTAAAGATTTAGATTTATTGCGTATTGATGCACGACTAGCAGTGATAGAAGAACAAGTAAAACAAATAAATAATAAATTAAATTAATTTTCTAAAAATTCTTTTAACCAAGAACCCTCCTTTAATAATTCCTTATAATACCAGGTACAATATTCCTTGCTAAAGTCCCATTCATAGTGTTCATTATATATACAGTCACGCATAAAGGTTTGGTATGGAGAATAGTAACGCCAAATTGAAACACTTATAATAATAGTGGCACAAATAAGAATAATTTTAATCGTCAGTTACCCCACTGCTTATCATTCTTTCCATAAAAACTCTTGCTTAATGGTAATTTGCATTGAATCTTTTGTTTGATCCTTACTATCATTGGCCTTGTCCACTTCATCCTGTCCATAGGTTGTTGTCACACTAGTTTTGTGGGGCTTCATAGATAATCCTTCATACATCGTGCAACTTACCACAAACAATATAAGCAGAAAAAGAATAACTAAAAGAATAATTCTCATGCACTCACCGGAGACTGCATTCCCGCAATAGGGAAAGCGTCAAAAGGGATGCAAAAAGCCTCTGATTTTATTTTGTTTTTATAATCCTGGTCTTTGTTTTTATAGGCTATATTATAGCTATCCTGTGCCGTTAAGCATTTTTCTTCATCAGGATAAATATAGGCTGTGTATTTTACCGATGGCTGATCTGGCATGGATATAATCATCAGCAGTAACCAAATTTTAATCATTTTCAACCTTTACACCTTTACACGTCTTGTCGTACAAACGATGACACAGTTCACAAGAGTATTGTTGGTTTTTCTTGTGTCTTTGTAAAAATGTAAATAGTGTCAATTGTATGCAGCAAGAACAAACACTCAAGATCTTATCAGATTTAACCAAAAAAGATATTGAAAAAATGTATGAAACCAAGGCATACTATAGCAAACGCTACGGTTGGACATTGCGTCGTGTTGCTCCCCCTGTTACCTCTACATCAAACCTTCCTACCAACAGGTAAGTTCTTTATATAATCTATCATTCTTTTAAGTTCTTCTATATTTTCTTTAACCATACCTAAAGCTAAATTATGCCGGTGACACAAAATACCTCTTGGTAAAAGATCTGAATTATTTCTGTAATCTTTTCTTGTATATCGATGATCATGATCAATAACTAATTCTGATTCATTGCTTCTTCCTTTTATTCGTGTGGGAGCTTTGTCATAAAGAACATGTGGGCCACATGCAGGGCACTTTGTATCTTGTTTAAGCCACCAGTCAGCAACAGGTTTTCCCCATTCACATTTAATCTTTCGGTATCTTAAAGTTATTCTTCCGTCTGGAGTAGCACGTAACTTTGCTGCTTCTTTTCTTCTCGATCTTCTAATAGCTTCTTTTCCTTTTTCAGTCATAATATACCTTTCTTGTCTTTTATTTGCGTATGCCATATTATTTTGCCTCCCCCCATGAGGGACCTTTCTCTAAGTCAATTACACTGGGTATATTTAATTCTACACAATGTTCCATTACCTCAATGATCTTCTTCGCTTGCTCTTCTGATTCAAAAGAAAGATCGAGTTCATCATGAACCTGTATTAAAGGTAAGAAACCTTCTTCATATAGGATAACCATAGCTTGTTTAGTTTGATCAGCGGCGCTGCCTTGTATTAATCTATTCAACGCTTTGTATGTCCACCCTCTTTTTATTCTAGTGAACCCACCATACTCACGTTCAGCTTGTTTTTTAGGAAGAGGTAGTCCTGCTCCAAATTCCCATGGCTCCCATAAATTAAAACGACATTTGCGTCCTTTGATTGTTCTAATAAAACCTACATCTCCTGCTCGTTTTTGTGCATTCTTAGTTAGTTGTTTAACAAAAGGTACATTAGTATGGTATTTAGAAAAAAGATCTTCAGCTTCAAATTCTGTAAGATTTAATTCATTTGCTAATTTAGCTTTGCCCATACCATACATCATGCCTAAATTAATTGTCTTTGCTTGTTTACGGTCAATGCCTGCCATGTCTGCTACAGTTTGATGAAAGTCTATGTTGCCGGATTGATATCCTTCGACTAAATGCTGTGCCCCCTCAAGCTTAGTTAAGGCTGCATAATGTACTAGAAGACGTGGCTCTTGTTGAGAATAATCAAAGCAGCCCCAGGTCTGTCCTTCTTCAGGAATAAATAGTCTTCTAATTAAAGGGCTTATATCTTTATTGCGAGCAGGGATTTGTTGCAGGTTTGGATTCTGCATACTTAACCGACCAGAGATCGTGCCTCCCTGCTCATTTCTCATTTGATTTATTTCAGCATGAATCCGCCCCTTGATCTCGTGCTTGAGGATACTGTCAATGAACGTGGTTCTCGCCTTATTAATCTCACGAGCTTCAACAACCAACCTTGCAAGTGGATTAGAATGATTCGACAAAAAGTCCTTGTCAAAGCGAGGCTGTTTAGACTTCTCAGTGCGCTCATAAGATATCCCTGCCGCATCAAAAGCCTTGGCGACAGATGTCGGAGTCCAAATATCAACGTGGATATTTGTAATCTCATGGATTTTTTTAAGTATCTTTTTCTCTGTAGTATATAAAGATTTTTTTGTTCTCTCTGCGTGATCGACATCTACTCTTACTCCCTTCTTTTTCATTTCAAATAAAACAGGAAATAAATCTGTTTCTAATTTGAATACATCTATAAGTTCTTGTTTAACTATTTCACGTCTTAACACGCCCCATAGTTTTAATGTTAGGGATGCGTCCTGTTCAGCGTAGTGGCCCACATACATGGGAGGTAGTCTCCACATCTCAGTCTTTGCATCAACACCCCACTCCTTAGCTGCTTCATATAAAGCAGTTTGCGCTTTTTTTTCTCCTACATATTTTCTTCCTAACTCATCAAGAGAAAATCTGTTGGGTTCGTTTTCATTTACCAAAGGACCGGCTATCATCGTATCAATAATACGGCCGTGAACCTTTAGCCCCATTTGATGTAACCACCCTACATCATAAATTGCATTATGAAATATTTTATCACACGGTAATTCTAAAATTTTTTTAAGCTGTCTTGTAAAAACCTTTTCATCTATATTGCCCCCGCCTTCATGACGAAGAGGAAAATAACCTTGCCACCCTTCAACAGCTATAGCTACGCCAATAACATAACCATTACTCACGGCCCAACCAGGCCCTATTTTTTCACTCAATCCCGAGTCTCTTGTTTCTAAATCAATGGCAATTTCTTTTGCTTCGCTTAAATCAGGTATCCTTTCCGGAGGGAGCCATTCAATTTTAGTTTGAAATAAGGGTATCTGCATAGGCCTCCTATTTTATTTCCTTTATGGTTTTTTGAATTTCATCATATCGCAGCTGCGCCCACTTATATTCCCTGTGTTTTACATCTCTATCAGTGGCGATAAAATCACTTAGCCTTTCACAAAACCTTTCATAATACATATTCCATTCCTCCCCCTCAATAATAATGCGCTTAAATTCTTCTTCACGTGTGACTATCAAGATAACTCCTTTTTTAATGTTAGTTCTACATTGTAAATTATGAGCCATTCCGTATGCCGCCACTTGCATTTTCCAATCCTCGGTCCATTCTTCTTTAGGCATTTGTTTTTTTGTTTTAAAATCAACAATGGCTTCTTCCCCTTCATAAACTCCCACGAGATCAATAACGCCCCGGAAATAAATGCTGTAATAAATATGAGCTTCTACTCCGTAGACCCATTCCAAGCGATCCTTTAATCCTTTTTCCAATATTATATTTCCCATCTTAGTTGCGAGCTCAGCGTAGGGGTGGTATGCGGGATTGACAAGGGGAGGATAGTTTGCATATTTTGATTTCCATTCATCACCAAGCCTCCAATTAATGCAAAATTTCCAAATAGAATTTTCCAGATATTTGTGCATACTTTTTCCAATGCTTATTCCTTCTTCAGTAATTCGGTTAGCTTCTTCTTCCCCCACTCTTTTTCTCCAAGCCTCCAGTCCAGCTTTATCTTTTGTGCCATCAAGTATTCTTGTAGGAGAAAGTAATAAATGGGAGTCCTCGGGCCATCCATACCTATCTTTTTCTTCGTTATAAAAATCATTATACTTAAAAGTAATTTCTCGACAGCTTTCAGGATACATTCCCACTGTTCGTTTTCCATCCTTGCTTCTTATTGTTGTTTTTTTCATTCTTTATCCTGTATTTCCCCTGCGATTGCCGCGTATCCCGCCATGTCTACGTAACAGTCTTCCGTCTTTCTGTGTTTCAGTCGTGCTACTTTTACAAGGAGCATACATATTGCCACATCATGAGGCGATATTTCTGTTTCTAAATAAGCACTCCATAAGTCTGCGATGTTTTTATGGTTCTCATATTTATTCCCATAATCATGTTGTCTTTGTCCCGTTACAACTTTGATAGCCTTGTCTAAATAATCTCTTGTTCTCATTACACCCTCCAAAACATTTCTGAAAACTCTTTATCATTTTCTGAACGCACCATGTGCAATTCATTTTTTGCTCGTGTCATTCCCACATAGAAGACCCGGCGTTCTGCATCCCTATTTTTTCTATACCCCTCATCAACACGGTGGGATAACTGAGAAAATAATAATACATTGCTTGCTTCCCCGCCTTTTGATCCATGAATAGTAGAGAGTTTAACTTTTGCTTCATGGTTTAAATTTTGATTTCGTCTTAATGAAGCCAATAAATAAGCCAGTCTTGTTGGAGATATACGATCTAACGCTACATCCCATTGCATAGTCTGGGGTAAAAGTAATCCGTGATTATCTATTAAATCCCCATGGGTATATTCTTTATCTTCACTGGCCCGTGGCATTGTTTTGAATCCATACTTTACTCCTGTATCTACATTCATATAATGATACATGGCCTTTACACCTTCTAATGTAATAGACCGGTTGCGTGTAAGTTTAGTCCAACTATTAATAGCTAGGAGTAGACGATCACTCACGGATTTAGAATTGTGTCGTTGATAAAATATCCCCCGCGTTTTTAATTCTTCTTCCACTTTGTCTAATATATAATTTGTTCGTGCTAAAATTAGCCAATCATCTTTTAAGAAATCTATATTACGATAGGGATTGGTTTGAAGTTTTAATACCCCTTCTCTCTCTGTAGCCCCCCATTCTTTTTGTACTCGGTGGTTGTGTCCTATACGGCCTATTACAGAATTTGCCCGCTGTTGCACGGCTAACGGTACACGGTACGATTGATTTAAAATAATTCTATTTCCTTTCTGTTGTTTAAAGCGCCACGGGTGTGCGCCCGCCCATTCAAATATAGCTTGATCATCATCTCCGGCAATATAGGTATGAGTAGCATTTTTAGATAAAATGTCTACCATATTCCATTGAATTGCGCTAAGATCTTGCGCCTCATCTATAATAAGTAAACGAAACTTAGGAGATACATTACGTTTAATAAACTCTAGGATCATATCAGTGAAGTCCAGGAAGCCATTTTGTTTTTTATATTTCTCTAATCCCACTCCTATTTTACGTAACTTTAAAATACCCCCAGGCAAATGTCCGGTCTGTGGCTGACAGAATTGATGTTCTAAACTAACGTCTTTGATCCGTGCAAGATCTATAATATTAATAAACTTATCATCTTGCCAACCCATTCCATAATTATCATATTTATTTGCGGGGTTAGATAATTTTACATTTAATAAATCAGATACTTCTTTGTAATCATTATCATCCATTAAAGAGGAATCATTCAAACCTAATTCTCTGTACGCTAAACTATGTAATGTTCTAAAGTATTTAAAATCTTTTTTATCATACTGCGGAAACCGGTCCACGGCACGAGTAATAGCTTCCGTTGCTGCCTTGCGGGTGTAAGCAAAGTAGCCAATTTCATTTGGTTCGAAACCTTTAGCTAATCCCTTCTCTACAATATCTAAAAGTTCGGTTGTCTTTCCTGTACCTGGTGGGCCGAAAATAATATTCATCATGGCTTTAATAAGCCTCCTTTTTTTTCATATCAGGTATCGGCAACTCCTTTAAAGGGGGAGGACTAGAAGGTACATACCATAAATAATAAGTAACTCCTTTAACTTTTTTTCTAAAAGATCCCCCGTTTAAATCTTTCATGACATGTGCATGTATTTCCGTTTGAGTCAGTGCAACAAATCTTTTCTTATTTAAATATTCTTTTAAGGTCTTGGGTTGAAAATAAATTTTTCCTTCACTTTCCCACGGCATTTCAATTGCTATCTCTTCTTCTCTCTCCGATACACCTTGATCATAAATAAAAGAATATAAATAAGAATCAAGCTGCCCATACTTAGTTATTTCTTCAGGAGTTTCAATCTCATCACAATCTTGTAAAAGAGATTGTATTTTTAACGTCCAAGCATCTTCCGTTAATTTATTAGGAAGCTGAGTTAAAGAGTCCATACATTTTTTTCTAAACTTTTTTTGTTCAAATAAAGTATCCGTGTCAATTGCTAATCTATGCTCTTCAAAATTTAAAAACCAAACAGGGTCATCTTTACCCCATTTTTGTAAATCAGAAAACCTACTTTCATAATCTCCTCCTATTCCAAATTTTTTTAATTGACATTTTGCTGCTTCACAACGGCCATTCATTGGAGGAACTTTACATTTGTACCTTGTGTAATCTTTTTTTTCATGTTGATTTATAGTTTTGGTAACTTGAGCATGCCCAAGTGGAGGCTTCATATATTTAAAATTAAATTCAGAAATTTTATCTTGCCAGTTTTCAGGCCATTTTTTTCTTGCATAAACTGTATATTGATACAGCACCTCATCTCTTCCTCCCTCTTCAACCCCCACACTAATTAATGTTCGTAAACAAGGAGGACCATCTTCTAATTCCTCCACTGTTTT